AGGGTGATCCCCTATATATGAAGTAGTACGTCTTGCGTGGTTTAGCAAGTTTCGCACTTGTCACGCATTGTTTGGAAGTTAGTAGTCTTACTATAGTTTAGAAATGCCGTGCGCTTTCTATAGTATGCTTTGTTTTGAATGACCTCCAAGAATAGATTGGATTTATTTAATTTTTAGTTTATTAGTTTTATATCTGCTTTTATTTGCGTTATTTGATTTTTAAGTTAATTACAACCTGTGATTCTAGTCTATCGAAGTTAAATTTAGACGATTTTGGGTGACACATTAGTTTTGCGTGTCATCAAGAAAGGTTTCCGAATCTTTCGTATATTTAAGTGACATTCATTTATTTTTGAGACTGTTCCTGACTTTATTTGCGCTATTGCCTGAAAACCTATTTTTGAAACATTAGTACCTTCGGGGAAATTTGTTATCTTTGTGGTTAGTATGCCTTTAGAATGCGGTTTTGTTGCCGGATGGTTGATTCTTTATTTGTTTGATAATTTGCATGGAATTAATTCTATATGACGACTATTTACTTTAGTGGTGTGACAAGATATTTCAGCGAATTTATTCATGGTATTTTGTTGCGACTTTAGTTTTGTAGCTTGGGTTATAGAATTTTTAGTAGTGCATCTTCATTTATTTATATTTCTAGGTTATTTATTCTTGACATTATGTCTGTAAGTGTAAACGTTTTATACGATAAATACAAAAACCGCAAGGTCTTGCGTAATAGATACAAGGTTATCATGGTGCCTCAAATGACCATGGCGTTTTGCATGTTTATATACGAGAAGAGTAACATGTATAGTTTTGTAGGCTTTTCTAGAGGAGAAGAAACCTTCACTACGCTGAGTTTACAGCCTGTAGCAAATCACAATTACAACCATGAATTCCACTAACGTTTCAAATATTTCAAGCAATACATTGAGCAATTTTGTTAGTTCTTGGGAGGAGTATATGACTTCTTGTGATCCAAGTGTTATGGGGCAAATGATTAAGAGTCATTGTGCCGTTTGTGCAGAAACTCATCCAATTGCTGGCACTAAGCTGGGATTGATGGAGTATCTTGATGGTCACATTACTATGGTTGATGTTGAGTTGCCAGCTATGTGCTCAACTATTCTCTTTGATCAATTCAAAGGTGAAGAGTTTTGTTATCAGGGAAATCGAGTGTTTAGTTTGAATACTTGTCCTTTGTGTAAGCATCGTCATTCTAGGGCTATTAACACTCCTTGTGTTTTGTGTCAGAATGGTTTTATGCATTGCACGAAGTGTTTTCATGTTAGACGTTGGGAGCTTGGTCTTGAAAAGATTTGTGCTGTTTGTCTTTATCAAGATGCCGTTGGCGAGGAGGTTCCTAAGTGGACTGCTAAGGATTTTGTTGTTTGTCCTGAGTGTCTTGGTGATTTTGACCAATGTTTTTGTAAGTATGGAGCTAATCATCTTGTTTCTCCTTATCCTAAAAGAATGAGGAGAATGGAGGAGCATTCTGGTCGAGGTAGATCACGTTCTGCTTCTCCTGGGAGGCCCCGTTATAAGAGCCCGATCGTTAAGTCCAACACTCTTGCCTCCCCGTTTGAACAGAACAACATCTATAACGGACCACATCAGGGTCTTAACGATAGCCAAGTGGCGTTTAGGAAGATGCTCACTGCAAAAGTTCGTTCCCATCGTTCACGATACTATAGGAATGGAAAGACTCATGTCAAACGTAAAATGCAGATGCATATGGGTCCAGGATTGCCATCAGGAATCCGTATCGTTGGATATGTTGATGCTCAACATATTCAAGGCCGTGCCATGGTCGAACATATGTTCGGAGCGTTCAGGAATAAGACCTATCATGCGCCCGACACGCCATTTGAAGCCGATGCTAAGCAGGCGGATGAAGAGAAAGGTTGGTTTAAGACCATTTCCGGCCTACCTAATCAAGTCTTGGAAGCAGCTAAGAAGGTCGGAGATACATCAGAGAGTGTCGGCAAGTTTGCCGATTGGGTTAAGGGCCTGGTATCAGGTGCAATGTCGCATCTTTCAGGAGTTTCTGAGTTTACTTGGAATATCATTAAGATCATCGCTGGTTGTTTGATTTGTGTGCTTTTAGTGAAGGTTATGGGCTATAAATGGGGGATGGTGATGACCACTGCCATTTGTGCTGCCTTGTTCGCCTTTGATGTTGGAAAGTTTACGCGTATTATTTACGAGTTAGTTAAGACGACTACTAAGGGAGACCCAAAGCAAATGCGCGTTGAATTCAATCGCGAGGCTGATGCAGTTCAGATGCCCGATTTGGTTGATCCAAATGTGCTTGCTGAGATGGAAGCCATAGAACAGGCTTGCATGAAGCAGTTTGCTGAAGAGCATCCTACTTTGAATCCAGCTAGTTTGGGTGCTAGGACTAATCTTTTTGGATTGGATTCTTATGAACGTTCTGAGGCCTTGAAGACTCGCCAACTTGCTGAGAAGAAGGCGACTTGGAGGGATGTTGTTGCCAATCGTGATATTGGCAAATATATGGCGCATCAGGCATTGAATAAGATGAGTTTTTCCGGTTTTAAACCCATAGCTGACAGTGATGATAGTATGGGAGCTTCGGATTCTGATGATGCCATGGAAGAACATGCTGCTAATCCTTTTATGTATGTTTATTCGTTTTTCTGTTCAGTATTGAAGATGCCAATGTCTTTGTTGGATCCTAAGATGCTTAGCAAGTTTATGTTGATGTTTGGAGCTATTCGTTGTTTGAGCTCTTTGTCCGCGTTTTTATTTGAGCTTTTACCGAATATGGCGAAGGAATGGTTTTTGAGGCAATTTCCATCTGCCGCTGATCATTTACTATTTCGTAATAGTGGATGGACTAAGCTACAGAGTGAGATTGAACGTTTAACACCGTTGTTACAGAAGAGTGTGACAATTCGTTTGATTCAGGACGCTCGGGAGGTTATTAAGCAATGTACTGAGTTTTGTAAGTTGTACATTAGAGAGAATTTTACCCCGAAGTGTGGTACTATCTTGTCGCAGTTTAAGGTCGTTGTTGAGACTGCTGAATGTACTCATCGTGCTAAGACTGGTCAGGCGCCGTTTATAGTCAAGATGGTTGGAGCGCCTAGGATTGGTAAGAGTCAACTCGGCCGTTGTATTGCTGCTACTTTGAGTGCTTATGAAGCTGGTGTTCCTGAACCACTGGACAACTTGGTTTATGATATGCCTGCTGGTAAGTATTCTTGTGAGGGACACAAGGGTGAGAAGACAGCGTTCTTTGATGAATTTGGTGGTTCAGGTCAGACTACTAAACAAGAACAAGTTGAGTTCTTGATGAAGTGTGGTACTGCTTCTCCGATGAAGCCTGATTTTGCTGCTTTGGAAGATAAGAATAAGCAGATTCAGTTTACGCATGTGTTTTTGTGTGCCAATGAGCCATATGTTCGAGGAGTTGAGGGTTTTACTAACTACCAAGCTTTGGATGCTCGTTGTGATGCTTTAGTTTATACTGAGCTGAATCCTGCTTACCATCTTTTCCATGAGATGGACATTACCAACATTGCAGCGTGCATGGCTAAGTTTGTTGCTAATGCTACTGAGGAGGAGAAGATGTTGTGTGCACATCTGCGCCATCGTTATTTGGATCCTATGCGCCCATGGAAAACCGTTGAATATGGCGGTTGGGATGAAGGAAGAAATGCTACTGCCCATACTTTTGCGCCAAAGTTTTCTGCATATGAGCGTATGGGAAGTCTTAGTGCTGAAGAGCTTATGGATGATTTGTTATTAGGCTATAAGGCTAAGAGTCAGGATGGTAAGAATGTTACTCAGGCTGGAGCTAGTTTATCTAGGCGTTTGTTGGCTAAGGAGAATTTTGTCAAGCCAGTTGAGAAGCCAATTGAGGTTGATCCAGAGATTGTGGATACTTATGATAAGATCATGAAGATCGGTCTTATTGGGACGGCTATTTCTGCGCTTCTCGGAGTTGTTGGATATGGAGTTCATCAAGCTTGGCAATCGCGCAAGGAGAATATGGAGGAACATTATGGTACTCGTGATCGTACTAAGAGGTTGTTGAGAAAGACAAAGTTGGTTGCTAACGTGGAGCATTCATCCAATGATGAGGAGTTTTTGAACAAATTGGATGATAGTGTTGTCATGTTATTCCGTGAAGGAGGAGGCGTGCAAGGTTTTATGTTGGATTCAGAGCATGTCTGTACTGTGCGCCATTTCTTTTGTGGTGATGACGGTAAGATTGCTGAAGGTCAGCGTTTTATGTTGCAGTTTTCAGCTGAGGGTGGTATTGCTAACCAACCTAATCTTATTGATGTGGAGCGTATTCAGACGTTCACCAGTAAGAGTGGAAATGAAGATCTTGTTGTTTTCCGTATTCAGTCACCTCTTCCCCATCGTAAGAATTTGCATGGTTTGCTTGTTGAGCCGGGTGTTAGTTTAATGCCTGGAGCACAAGTTTTCCGTATGGATTTTGACGGTAAGATCACTGGAGGAGTGTATGAGGGTACGATGTCGAGTGGTTTTTATGACAATCCGAGAGGCGTTGGAGGAAAGATTGTTAATACCACTGGAGGTGTTTATAATGCTTGGTGTGAGAAGGGCCATTGTGGAGGAGTTATTTTTGCTGAGGTTAGAGGCATGCTTAAGATCGTTGGAGTTCATTCTGGTGGATGGAAAGGAAAAGGAGTTTATATCTGTATGGACAGTGTTAAGGTGAAGAAGAACATTGGTCCCCCTGTTTCTATGACGATGCATGCCGCTATGGTTGCTGGCCATTTTCCAAAAGATATGGTTACCGCTTCCAATGCAGTACAGACTCCACCCGGGAATTTCGTGCCCGTTGGTAAATTCAAGCGTGAATTGTCCATTAATACGAAGAGTGATCTGAAGAGGACGTCGTTTTTGGATGCTTATCCTGAGTATCCTTGCCGAGTTGCGCCTACTATGTTGTTCCCATTGAAGGTTTGGGATGAAGAGATGAAGCATGGTATGGTTGATAGAACGCCGTTTACTTGCGAGCAGATGCGCTTTGCAGGAGAGGTTTGCAAGATGTTGTATTGCATTCCGTCTTCTATTCCGCGTCGTAGATATACCATTCATGAGGCATTGGCGCCACTGGATTTGAAGAAGTCAGTGGGCCCTGTCTATGCTTTGGGCCATTTCAAGCGTTCTGACCTGATGTATGAGGTAGAAGGGGAGTGGAAGTTGCAAGCAAACGTGGCGAAGAGAGTTGGAGAGATTTTGGATTCGCTGGAGAACAATACGCCGTTGCCTCTTTTGATAGCACCTGACTTGAAGAGTGAGTGTTTGAAGAAAGAGAAGATCGCAGCTGGTAAGGTTAGGACTTTTGAGAAGTTAGACTTTGCCTGGATTGTTGTTGGAAGGATTTTGACTGGAGCGTTTTGTGACCATTTGACGGAGAGCCAGAAGAAGGTGCCGAGTGCGATTGGGATAGACAAGTTTTCTCGAGATTTTGACCATCTAGTTAGGGAGCTTATGGCTGTCAATCCATCTTTAGATTGCATGTCGGACGAAGATTTTTCAGCTTGGGAAGCTTTGATGGATTTTCCTATTTTTGATATGTGCGCAGATGTCGTGGCTACAGGATTTTATGGATATGAAAAACACTCGCGAGAGTGGTTTGCTATTCGTAATTATTTCTGGAGTCTCGGTACTGTGTATTGTGTCATCTTTATGAACGTTTATTTGAAGTTTGCTGGGATGGATTCTGGTTCAAGTGTGACGGCAGTTGTGAATTCAGTTGGTCATACCGGACTGGATGCTGCCGTTTTCAAGGTGTTGAACCCTGCTGCGTTGCCTATTGATTATAAGACCCACGTTTTCAATAAGGTTTATGGCGATGATGGTGCGAAGAATGTGACGGCTGAAGCGCATGAAACTTTCAACTTGCCTGCTATTGCGAAGGTTTATGCTGACCATGGGATTAAGTGCACTGATGGAGGAAAAAGTGCAGAATTGCCTATGGCTACGCCGATTGAGAAGATCACGTTCTTGAAGGCTGGGATTGCCTACAATTCGGAGTTGAAAGCTTATGTTCCTTACATAACTTATCATACTCTGCTCGATCAGCTGTCTTATTGTCGTGATCCTACTCCAGCTGGGATGGTGCAAGCCATCAATTCTGCGTTGAAAGCCGCATTCTTTTATGGTCGTAAGACTGATAATGGGATGCCTGCTGGTCCGCGTTTTGATGAGGTTCGTAGCGAGTTCGCGAAGCACGTGAAAGGACTCGAACATCTTTTGGTTACCTGGGAATCATTGATGTTGTCTTATAACCAGGGGAAGAACAATTTGTTGGCTCCAATTGAGGTTGTGGAGAGTTTGACTGGATTTGGTGGTGCTATGGAAGAGCATGGCAATGTCACGTCGCAGACCACATCTTACAACGGTACGTTTGGTGATGTTTCATCAAATACCGATAGTAAGGCGACGTCTGAGAATTCAGCTAGTGCCGCAGTTACCGGGAAGGGTAATGCGACTAGTGAGAACACAGGAAGGAAAGGAGCAACGGATGGCTGGACAAGTAGATCAGGAGGAAAGGCGTCGTATGAGAATCCTGAAGATGAGAGGATGGATCAACCGAATGGGCAGGTCATGCCCATACCAGTTCTTAGTAGTGCTATGATTCGGCCGACCATTGATGGTCCGGACATGAGCATGAATCTGGGTGATTTAGCGGGTCATGATACGGGTGTGGTTCCTTCAGACTTCATGACTTCAGAGGCAGAAATGCTTATTGGAGACTTGATTATGAGGAGATCATACTTGTTTCAGAACACGCTGGATTATTCAGCAACAGCTGGTACGCTTGTGCAACAGATTGATATGTCGCCTTTTCAGGCGATAGGGATTAATGCTTTTGCAGCGACGGAGACGACGTTCAACTTGAGCCCACTGGAATGGGTTGCCCATCATTTCTGCAAGTATCGGGGGAGTTTCAATTTCCACTTCCATTATGTGGGACCGTGTGGTACGGCTATGCAGATTACCTTTATCATGCGTTATGGTAAATGGGCCCATCCAGGCACGTTTAATGATGAGCTGACAGGACAAGTCATCGTTTGGAATGTGGATGAGAACAATAGGGAGATTGTGGTGAAGGTTGATCCAGTTTCTGTGCAGGAATGGATGACTCCTTATTGTAGGCAGATAAATAATGGAGCTGGCACGAATTTATACTCTAACTTGAATTCGTATGGAACGATCCTTGTTTATTATGGGTCGCGTATAGCTGGCACGTTGGTGCCATATGCGCCAGGACCATCGTTGATGACTTGGATTTCAGGGAATGCGGATATGCAGTTTGAGCAGTTTTCGCCGTTAGCGAATATGCTGTATACTCCGCCCGCAATACCGCCACTTCGTGCGATGACTGAACATTCAGGAGGGAATGTCTACATTAACAATGCGTTGTCACACATTGCTAATACCGAAGGTCAGTATATTGATACACCTTTCGAAGGAGCGCCTACTTCGCTCACGTCTTTAGCCTCGAAGCCCGTTCGGCTTGCTAATTTGACGATAAGTACTTCAACGCCGGTTGGGATTATAGCTTCCTATAACCATCCTAGCGATACTCTGAAAGGTCAGGGTTTGTATGGTACTCAGGCTAGTACCTTTTGGCGTGCTAACGCGCATTTC